GTCGTCGAGGCGGCTAACGTGGGATTGGGATACGTGCCCGCCAATGCCCCACCCGCCGGCCCACTGGGCGGGCCGCCGAGCGGCGTCCCCCAGACGACATCGGTGCCGTTCGACTGGAGCGAGAGGCTCGCCGCGCCGAGCGGCAGGCGGGCCAGCGCCGGCGTCGCATTGGCGACCAGCAGATCGCCGCGGGCGAGCGGCGTCGTGCCGTCGAGGGCCGCACCGTTCAGACTCGCGATCGTGGGATTCGGGTACGTCCCGGTCAGATCGCCGCCCGCCGCGCCGGTCGCCGAGCCGCCACTCGCCCCGGCGCCCCCGAACGCCACCACGTCCCAATCCGGCGAGAACGTGCCGGGAATGAACATCAGGTGACAGCCATAGGCCGTCGTGCCCTTCGCGCCGCCGTCCTTCGCGCCCTGCGCGAGCGAGCAGTAGACGGGCGGGGTGGCGAAGAGGCCCGCCTGCTGCACCCAGTACATGTAATTGTTGGAGAGCTGCGTCACCTGGAGCGTCACGCGGACGACGACGCCGCTCGCCACAAGGATCGGCGTGATGTCCTGCCAGAAGACCGCGGCGGTATTCGGCGTCGCCGTGAAGGTGTCCCGGGTGACGCCATTGATCTGGAGCGTGATCGTGTGGCTCGCGCCGATGTTCTGGGTCAGGATGTCCACGCCGTACTGATCGAGCCAGCCGCCCGAGGAGAGCGTCCATTCGTTGAAGACCGTGTAGGTGGCGCGCGCATTCCCCGTGGTCGGCGTCCAGATCGGTAGCAAGTCCTCTTCCGCACCCGTTTCCTGCGGCGCGGGGCGATCGGACGTGTCCTTGTTGGCGACCATCGTCCAGTCGCCGTCGCGCGTTAAGTCCTGGGAGACGAAGGACTGCGGCGGACCGACATACGGGACCCAGCGCATGGCGTGCGTATCGACGTAGTTCTTGGTGGCGGCCTGCTGGGGTGTCGTCGGATCGCCGGAGAGCGTCAAGAGCCCCGTCATCGTGTCGCCGGTGGTGTTCACGTAGAGCGCGTCGTAGTTCGGCAGGACGGCTTGCGGGTAGGGCGTCCAGACCATGCCGTCCCACTGGTAGCCCGCGCCGTTCGCTCCGACGAAGACCTGATTCAGCGTCGGCGTGTTCGGAAAGTCCAGAGTCGTCGCCATCTAGGGCGGCCCTCCCGCCGTCGCCATCGCCGGTACCCACTGCTGGGACGTCCCATCGTCGTAGTAGATGTAGAGGTTGCCGTCCGTGGGGCGCCACCAGAGCTGCCCCGGAATGGGGTTCAACGGGGCCGCCGCCCCGATGATGACGCTGCCGCTCCCGAAGGGGGCCATCAACATGGACGGCGTGTTGAAGAGGGGCCGCGCCATCACCGCGTCTCGACGGCCGTGATGGCCGCCCGCAGTGCCTCGCCGGCCGCGACCGACAGGAGCCCCATCGTGATGAGCTGGTCGACCACGTCCTGCAGCAACGCGGCCGCCGCCGCCCGCTCGTCCGGCGGCGGAGACGCCGCCATGGCCACGAACGCCCCTCCCGACGGGCCACTGCGCATCACGATCGGATGGGAAAAGACCGGCTTCGCCATCAGGTCTTCCGGCTCATGTCCGTGCCCGTCGGACGGTAGTAGACGATGAGGCCCAGGAGCGGCAGATCGGCGGCCACGGAGCCGTCCGTGGTGGCGCGCACCTGGAGCGTGTAGCCGTCGCCCACATTGAGTTTCCGCATGAGGCGGCGCTGGTTCGACTGCTGCAGCACGAGCGTCTGACGCGGCACGTTGTCGACCCACAGCTGGAGCGTGACTGGCTGATTCAGGTTCTCGCCCTGTGCGACGATCTCGAGCGAGGTGAACCGCTTGCGGATGTTGCGGAGCCGCCCCGGCTGCTGGGCGTCGAAGTCGTCCTCGGCGCAGTAGACCGTGGAGCCGATGCCGACGGTGCGGCTCGTCTTCCCGACGAAATCATAGTCCGTCCGCGCGCCGTACTGGAGCGGGACGACCATGTAGGACTGATTGATGCCCGAGATGATCGGCACGGCGCGATCGACCCAGTAGCGATGCTTCAGGCAGAGCGCATCCGCCGTCCAGCACCGCGCCGTCGTCACCCGCGGCGCCTTGAACATGCCTGAGATGCTGGAGATCGTCTGCGTGATGGTCGGATTTCCGAACTCGAAGCGCACCACGAGATCGTTGTTGACACTCCCCGCGGCGACGGCCTGGCGGCTGCGGAGCCCAAACCACGCCGTCTTGGTCGACGTGTCGAACACGGAATCCAGCTGCGTGAGGGACGGGAGATCGACGTTCGTCTCTGTCCATTGCTGGAGGCCCAGGAAGCGGGTCAGGTCTGAGTCCGCCGTGCCGCCCAAGGTCGCCACCGCCGAGAGCATGTGGAAGTGGCCATTGGGATCGATGAAGAGCACATCATCGTCTGTCGCGAGCACTGCGTGTGGCGAGGGCGCGCACCCGACCGAGAGGGAGCGCGTCTGGTAGCCCCAGCCAGGCTGCCCCGCCGTGAGCGGATCCGTGTCGAGGTAGAAGATGCCGAAGGGATACTTCCAGAAGAAGAGCACGCCCTGATATTCCGCGAGGCCCCAGAGGCGCTCGCCCACGCCGGCCGCGATCGTGCCGTAACTGAAACCGTTGTTGGCGGGCGGCGTCGTGAAATCCTCGAAGTCGTTCGGATTCGAGGCGTACCACATGTGGGCCTGATTCAAGTTCCCGATGACGAAGAGCCGGAAGTTATGCACGATGGCGTTCGTCGGCTGCTTATTCGGATTGGCCACGGTATCCCAGTCCGATGCCGGCTTCGCAATCGTCGCCACCGCATTGTCGTCCCCGTGGAGCACCTGGATGGGATTGACGCCATTCAGAAAGAAGAGCTTGCGGCGGAGCGCCCCCGCCTCCTGGCCCGCCGCGAGAAACTTCACACGCCGCGTGTTGGCCGTCGTCAGATTGCTGAGCGCAACAGCTGTCAGATTCCCATGCAATCCCAGCGCCCCATCGGCGGGACGTTCCTTGTAGAGGACGGGTGCGAGCGCGGTGAAATTCGACATCGCGGCCGTGATGAGCACGGGGCCCGCCCGGCGGGCCACGGGACCCGAGGTCGTCATCTGCCACACGTCATCGGTCGTGAGCTGCGTATCCGACTGGATCGTGTTCACGCGGTGCTGCAGGCCATTGACGGAGATGATGTCCCCGGGGCGAAACTGCGTCTGAAAGGCGGTGCCCGTGCCCGTGACCGTGGTCGAACCAATCTTGACGCTGATGGTGCCCGTCACGGCGGCGCCGCCGTTGGCGAGGGTGTCGAGCGAGCTCCATTCGATCTGCCCGATGATCCCCGGAGTGGAACTCGTGTAGGCGTAATCCATCGCCACGAGGAGATGGCCAGCCGCATTGCCGGCAGGGGTCGACGTGACCGTCCACGGAAAGTCCGTGATCACGGGCGGCACCTTCGTATCGTTATCCATCGCCACCGCGCTGATACCGCGGAGCGGATAGGTATGCGGACGCGTGAACTCCCCAGTCCCACTCATCGCGGGCACGGTCGACCAGTTATAGAGGTAGCCGGGGGTCGTCGACGGCACGAGCGGCGGATTGGCGATCGGTTGGACGCTCGTGACGTCACTGTACCAGCGACCGATGGCACAGACCGCCATGCCCGTTGCCCCGAAGGTGATCGTGACCGTCGCCCCGTTGGCCAGCGGCTTGGTGAGGAGCGCGGCAAAGAGCTGCACGCGCCAGGTGGGCACCGCGCCGTAATAGGTCGTCTGACTATCCGTCACGAGCTGATAGCTGTTCCCGGCGCTGTCCGTGACGGTGCTCGCGAGCGCCGTCGGCGGACTGGCCGTCCGGGAAATGGTCACGAAATGCGCGCCGCTCGTCACCTGGCCCCCGGGCAGATTGGCCACGGCGGGGAGCGTCCATGGGGTGGTGACGGCGGCCACCGTCCCCTGCGTCGTGGTCGCCACCTGCGGGGTCCCCGGCGCCGCGGAAAACCACGCGGCAACGCCCGCATGCGGCAACGCCGTCGCGGTCGCCGAGCCACCGGCATTGTAGAGGTACTCCAGCGCCGTCCCGCTCCCGCTCGTGTTGTAGTAAGCGGTCGTCGGCTCTTTCTGCAGGAGGTCGTTCTCGAGGACGACATTCTCAGCGAGCGTGAGTTCGCCCGCCTGCGAGCGCCACCGATTCGGGTGAGGTACCATTCCAGCGGCACCGAAAGGGATCGTGTAGGGTGTACCCGCCTGCGGCATCTCACCAACTCCACGCCGGGAGTCCGCCGCTGGTCCAGAGCGGCGGCCCCCAGGTGCCCGTCACGCGCGACGGCTGAATAACGCCCCAGCGGGTCGACATACGCCGCAAGGTGCGCCGATATTCATCGGTCATCGCTTTGAGTTGCGCCTGCCACTGGCCGAACAATGCCTGCGCCGCGCTGTCGTCCTTGTCGACCAGGATGAGATACGCCACCCCGAAGGACAGCAGGAGTCGGTGCTGCACCGGGATCGGCGGCACGCTCCCCTCGGCCAGCACCTCAGGACACCTCACATATTCGAACTCGATCTGCACCGGGTACGGATTGTCGGGCGTGTTCAAGTAGTGCGAGAACCGCAGCTTTTTTTCATCGACCCGCGCCGCCACGATCGGCACACCGCCGTACGCCCGCCCCGTCGTGAAGGGCCACGGCTGCGGGTAGTAGCGCTCGAGATCGGGCGTATCCACGACGTCGATCACGTACGGCAAGCCCCACGCCGGGAAGGCCGAGATGTAGAGCGGGGACGTGCCGCGGATGAAATCCGTCGGGAGCTCGTAGGTATCAGGATAGGCGCACCAATTACTCGTATACATCTGCGCGCCCGTCCACGGCTCCTGGAGCGTCAAGGTCGAGTGCCCGCCGGCGGGATCGTGCTGCGCCACGCCGATCAAGTGCCGCGCCGGGGTGGCGTCCTGCTGGAGGCGCCAGCCGGCCAGGTTGGGCGCGTTCGGGATCATCGGCGTCGTCGTCACGGTCTGCGAGCCCGTCTGGAAGGACGCCTTCACGGTCGGCGTCTGGTTCACGGGCTGCACCATCTGCAGCGCTCCGCGGGGCCAGGCGCGCGACCAGAGCCAGTCGACGGGCTCGAGCGCCGAGGGCCCGAACTGCCCGCCCGAGATGAGCGCGCGCAGCACCGTCGTCATCCAGCTGTAGACCATCCCATCGTACTGGGACGTCCCATCCGTCGGCTCGCCGGCCCGAAACAGCGCGTCCTGCTTCAGGTCCTTCGCTGTCGTGCCGTAGCTCATGGGGCGCTCAGAGCCAGATCAGCTGCACGCCATCCACCTCCGCGGTGACCTTCAGCAGCAAGGGTGCCCCCACGGCGACGACCAGCACCTGACTCGTGTTGGCGGCGAGCTGCACGCCCGTATCCGCGGCGGCGCCGAGCGCGAAAATCGGCGTCACGTTCGTCGCCGGCGGCGTGAGCAGGAGGAGCCGGTTCGTCGTGCCCGTCGGCGGCGTCAGCGTCGTCGTGCCGACGAGCAGGTTGACGGTATTGATGACGCCCGCCGCGAGATCGATCGTCCACGCGGCGGAGAGCGGAATCGTCTGCGGGTCGAGGCCGGTGGCCGTCAGCCCGTCGACGTGCCCCTGGAAGAGCGCGCGTGCGGTCGCCATGGGCTAGGCCGCATCGGGTCTGACCGGCCGGGAGCCCGGCTTGGGTGGGAACGTGGTCGACGGCGGAATCGATTCCGTGGCCGGCGGGGGCCCTGGCGTGACGCGGGTGGTCCCCGCCAAGGCCATCGCATCCCGCACGTGCGTGATCAAGTGCTGCTCCATCAGCGAGCGGTTCATCGGCTCGCGGCAGATGTCGCACCGCACGATCACCGCCGGGCCGTCCTCCTCGATCCGCACCGGATGCGCGGCCAGGTCCGCCGCGTACTCCTCGGGGACGTCCGCATCGGCGAGCGGCGTGCCGCCCGCGCCGTACCACTGGCCGTTCTGCCACGTGATGAAGGAGGTCCCGTACGGTCCCACGCGCGCATAGGTGCGCGTCGGATTCACCCGCACGCAGACCATCTTCTGCGTCGCGCGGTCCATCTCCATCACGTGCACGGGCTCCAAGAACGCCATCAGCTGCCCTCGACGTCCACGATGAGGGACTGCCCCGCCGCCACGCTCCCCGTAAACTCGGCGCCCGCCGAGCCCGCCACCGCCGTCACCAGCGCGACGAGCTTCGGCAGCATCGGATCGCCGTTCCAGATGTAGGTGGGATTCGAGTTCCCCGCCACGGGCGTCTGGCCGACCACCGCGACGTGCTGACAGACGTGCGGGACGCCCAGCATGCCCTTGTCGAGCGGAATCCCGCCCGCCGGGTACGTCACATTGGCGCCGATGGGGAACTGCACCTGCACCATGCGGCGCGTGCGCCCGGGCGCCGTCACCCAGCGGTTCACGGTGGCATACGTGATGTCGCCCGCGGCCGTGCCGATGTTCGCCATGGCTAGGTGGTGCTCACGACGTCGAGGGTCTGCGAGCCGCTCGGATAGAGCTTGGCGTAGAACTGCCCGGTCCCCGTCGCGACCGCCGTCATCACCGAGAACTTGAGGCCGTCGCCCTTGTTGAGATGGATCTTCATGCTCTTGGAGCGGAGCACGCCGCCCGACGGGATGATGGCCGCGGGCCCGGTGACCGTCGTCTGCACGGTGTACGTCCCGCCCAGGTTATCGGAGCTCGCGACCGTGAAGACGAGCGACGTGGCCGCGGTGGCGGTCCCGATCACCACACCCACCTCGACGACATCGACGCCTTCCAGCGCCGTGAACGTCGCCTTGTCGCCCGTCGGGGTCAGCGCCGCGGTCTGCGCCGCGTCCGTCGCCTGGCCGTTCGCGGGGAACGCCCACATGTAGGTGCCGGCTTCCATGCTCATGATCTGATCCTCCTCGTCCCCGCGCGCTACGGATTCGCGAAGTTGTTGCCGGTCACCCGGATGATGCGCGCTTCTCTCGGGTTGGCGTTCGGATGGTAGGTCCCGAACCCCAATTGGCCGTACCACGCACACCCGAGGTTCCGGCCGTAGTCATCCGCGATCCTGAGCCGCAGCTCCGGCGTCTGCGCCTCCGCGAACGCCACCGCCTCGTCGCCGAAGATGAAGCCCTGGCCGACCTGCACGTTCCCGGCGATGGTGGCCGTCTGCAGCACCGTGTCGTGGTTCGTCTCGATGATGCGGATGTTCTCGATCATCCCGATCTCGCCCCGCTGGAGCTTCTCGGGGTTCCCGAGCACGTACCACTCCTTGAAGAGGGAATCGACGCGGATCGTCCGGCACGCGGCCCAGTTGAAGATGCCGATGTAGGCGTCGCCGAAGCCGAAGTAGGGGGCCTTCAGCGTCCCGTAGAGGTAGTCGCGATTGAGTTGGATGTGCTGCACGCCCACCCCGGCGGCCGCCGCGACCGACGGCGTGCCCGTCACGTCGAACGTCCCCGCGCCCGCGCCTGTCGGCGTGAACGTGATCAGCGCCTTCTTGAACGCGTTCCCGGCGTTCACGTCGAGGTCGAGCTTCATGATCTCCCGGAGCCGCTTCTTGATGAAGGCGGGGAGATCGTACTTGGCGAAGTCGTCGTAGATGTTGGACCACGTGACCGCCTCGCCGAACTCCAGGATGGTGAACGCCGTGCCCGAGATGCCGACCGAGGTCTCGGGAATGCGGATGTTCTCCTGGAGGATGCCGGCGGTGGGGGACTCGGGCGGGCCCGTCATGGTGAAGAGGTTCACCGTGTCGCCCTTCTTCTTCCCGAAGCCCTCGACGGGCTCGACCCACTGGATCACTTCCGCCTTCTCGAAGGCGCTCTCGTAAAGTTCCTCGGAAAGGAAGTGATTGCGGAAGGGCCCGCTCGGCGTGTCCTGTGCCCAGCTTTGCATAGTTTTCTAGCTCCTCCTCACGCGGCCCGTCCAAAGAAGGCGGCCTGGCGAGCGTGGATCAAGTCCGTCAAGGTCTTGGGGCCCCCGGGCGCCGGCCCCACCTCCGCGCCACCGGCGCGGCGCGCGGAGCGGAGCATCGCGGGCGGGGACGTTCCCTCCGCGGGGGCGAGCGGTGGAGGCGCGTACTGCGCCGCCGGGGTGGCCGCCGCGCCGCCGCGGATGCGCGCGATCTCCTGCTCGGCGAGTTGCCCGATCTGGTCGAACGCCATGGCGATCGGCAGGTGCTGCACGTGCTGGAACTGGTCGTTGTAGACCATCTGCACGATGCCGCGGTTGTCGTCGAGATTGTGGCGCGCGATCATGTCCTCCATCGCCGTGTCGTGAACGGTCTGCGCCCGCGCCGCCAGGTCGCGGCGCTGGAGCTCCTGCTGCACCGCCGTCATGGCGCCCTGCACGAGCGCCACCTGATGGGCGTCGCGTTCGGCCAGACGCCGCTCGACGTTGTTCGTCAGCGCATGCGCCCACGTCGTCTTGTCGGCGAAGAGGAGGTCCGTGTCCGGCACCAGGTTCGCCACCGGCTCCGGGCCGACCGGTCCCGCCGGGGCCTGCCACTGGGGCGTTCCCATCTGGGAGAGGAGATTGCGCCGTTGCTCGTCGAGCGACTGCCCGTAGGCTTGGCTGAGCGAGAGGAAGGCATCACGCACGGTGGCGGCATCCTGGGGCTCGAGCTCGATCGTCCGGTTCCCGAGCTGCACGGCTTCGCGGTCAGGCATGGTGTCTCCCCAGGTCCTCGTCCTGACGGCGCTGCAGTTGGCGGTCGGCGATCGTCACCCGGGTGCGGAGCCGCTGGACGATCCGCCGGTAGGCCGCCACCTCGTGGCAGAACGACATCGCCTGGTCGGCCGACAGCCCGCCACCGACCGTCATGTCGTCGAGCTTTTTGAGTGCCGCCTCGACCAGGTCGCCCACGAGCTTCTGCATCTCGGTCAAGAGCGCGTGGGCCACCTGGCCATTCAGCTCGATCGCCACGTCCATCAGCCGGCCTCGACCAGGCGCTCGGCGGCGCGGTCGTAGTCGACGGCCACGACGAGCTCGCCCGCGCGCTGCATGCGGTCGATCTCGCGCGCCAGGCGCACCTGTTGTCGACAGGCGCCTTCCAGCACCTCGGCGAAGGGCCGCAGGCGCTCGGGAAAGTCCGGGCGGGCGAGCACGCTCTCCGCCAGCGAGACCCAGCGGACAGCGTCGGATTCGAGCGGGAGCGTGTCCTCGGTCATCGTCCCTTGCAGATCCCACGTCGGATTGCCGCGGAGCCGACGCGCCGCCGTAGCGACGCCATGGTGGAGGCCGACCAGCGTGTCGCGGATGGCGGCGGGCCAGCCGTGGTCATCGGGGAGCGTGTCGTGCGCATAGGCGAGCCAGGTGAGCCATTGGCGGGCTCGGGGCAGCGCGGCGCCGTGGATGCTCGATCGCGTGTTGGGGAATGGGGTCCTTGCACTCTCATCCGCCGCCACCGCGCCCCCCGTCCTTCGCCGTCCCGAATGGATACGGGACCGGCACGTCCCGCCACCGCCCGCGCACCGCCCGCGCCATCGTGCCGGGCGGCGCGTAGACGTGGGGCGTGTGCTCCTCCTCCGGCTTGACGGTCGCCGGGTCCGTCGCCTCGTAGCCCTTCAGCCAGTCGTCTGCCATCAGCGCACCGATTCCTTCTGCTTCGCCTCGATCAGCCCGGAGATGGTCTTGCGGCCGTCGGGCCGCACGGCGACGTCGTGGAGGGCCAGGTCCAGATCCGCATGCCCGTCGCGGAGATTGATCTCATCCACGCACCCGGCGAGCTGCACCCGGACCATCTTCCCCGCCTCGAAGGCGGTCTTCAGGCGCTCGGGTTTCGGGTCCTCGAGGCAGAGGTGGGCGGTCGAGCCGCCGCCGCCGGTGCGGATCGCGATCATTGCTCAGGATCAGGTGCCGCTGTAGCACACCTGATCGGGCTCACCGGTCTCGAGGACGATGCGCCGTAGCTCAGCGATCTCGTCAAGTTCTTGGTGCGAGATCGTCGCCGTCGCCTCGTGGTCACCACCGGCGACAATCTCCGCAAGTTTCGTATAGACGATCGTGAACCGATCAGACATAGCTTGCGACTCCCTTCACTAGATATGGATCTCCCGAAGGTCGTCATACGGGCGACCCGCCCCCGGGCTGTTGTTGCTGCTGCTGCCGCGGTTGCTGCTGCTGGCCCTGGCCGCCGCCCATGCCGCCCATGCTCTGGTTGGCGGACATTTGCAGACCGCCGCCGAAGTTCGTCGACCCCAGCCCCAACTGGTCCATCATCTCTGGGGTGCGTTGGGACGGACTGATACCACGACCCATCAGGCCGTACGGACTGATCCCACCACCCATTTGGCCGCCGCCGCCCATCATGGCGTTCGCGAAGAGGCCAGCCCGGCTGCCCATCTGGCCGACCCCAGTCCACGTCGGCATCCCGACGCTGCCACTAGCCGCCGTATCGCCGACGGAGCGATCAGGGTATCCACCCCCGCCGCCGCCGCCGTACTGCTGGTTGTAGCGGTTGGCCAGCACGCCCTGCATCGCCGGCGCATACTGCCCCCAGGGGTTGTAGTTGCCCCACGGGCCCCCCGCGCCCCCGCCGCCGAAGGGGCCGCCGTAGGCGCCGCCCGGCTGGCCCATGCCGCCACCGCCCTGGCCGCCACCGTAGTACGCACCGCCAGCACCGGTATCGGCAGCACCGGCTCCGCCGGGGCCATAGTAGGTGCGGGCAAGGCCAGTGGTCATAAACGGGTCTTGGCCACCACCACCTCCTATTCCACCGCCCATACCACCCCAGCCGCCGCCGTAGCCGCCACCGCCACCGTCCATGCCGTACATCGTCCCCGTCCCGTAGCCGTAGTTGCCCAGCGGGCCACCGATGCCGGGGCCGCCCATGTTGCCACCCACCATGGCGCTGCCACCGTAACCCGGGAAGCCACCCCAGCCACCGCCGCCACTCGTGCCGGTCTGGATCTGTCCCGGGCCGATGCCCTGCGGTCCCGCCGCCGCCGGCGGGGGCTGCGGGGTCGGTGCCGCGCCGGGCGCAGCCGAGACGGCGGAGGAACGTCCCGCTCGCGGGCCCATGGGGCGCTGGCCGGCACCCGGCACCGGGCGCGGAGCCATCGGTGGACGCGCGGCCATCGGCGGGCGGGCGGGGGCTGGCGGGCGCATGATGGGCGCCGCCCCCGGCGGGCGGGGCGACGGCGGCGACTG